ACTGGCACTACGAAATCTATGTTTCCATCTGTGTCATCATACGAAACGTCAATAAAAGTTTCCGTTCCGTCTAGCATACCTCCTACATAATCTTCTACTTGTTCTTGGGATAATTGCGTATTTGTATCTGTAGAAGCTATAGTAATAGCTCCATCTCCATTAGTAATACTTACATTGCTACCTGCAGTTAACGTAGCATTTTCCCAATGCCCTTCTGTATTATCGTATATAATTAAATGCCCTGCAGCAGGAGTAGATATACTAGTATCATTAAGTTCTGTTAACGTATCTTCTGTAGCTATCTGGGTATCTATATAACTTTTAATTGCTTTTGCAGAAGCAAGCGTATCATCACTGCCCGATACCGAAGACAGGTCTGTATCTAGTACACCAGACTTTAAATTATCTACTTCTATATTAGAAACAGTATTATTATCTACGTCTATCGTTTTATTTGTTAAGGTTTCCGAACCTGTTTTAGAAGCCTTTGCGTCTATAGCAGTATCTAACGCATCAAAGTTAGCGTTAAGTGTATCACCCCACTCACCCTCTTGTTCGCCTTTAGCGGGCTTTTCTAGGTTTAGGTTAGTAGTAAA